ATAGTGGGTCTCAGGTGGCTTTTTATTTAAAAAATATGCACCTTGATTGGGTTGTTTGTTTAGGAATATTGTAGTGGAAGAAATAAGTACAGATAAGATTTTATTTCATTCACAAGTGCTTACCGATCTTCATAGTAAGTTTGTACCTCACAAAGGACAGATTCCTATAGGTAAAGCTATATTCATTGATAACAAAAAAAGAATCTTTATTGAATGTGGTCGTAAGTTTGGCAAGACCGAAATAGTTTTATATTGCCTGTATAGATGGGCGATGTTGTATCCGAATTCGTATTGCTATTACATAGCACCGTACAAGGATCAGATAAAAGACCTTGTATGGGCGAATGGTCGTTTGCCTTATTTTTTACCCGAGAACTTAATGAAGAAATATGGGATTACTATAAATAACTCAGATTTCAGGGTTATGTTTGGTAACGGATCATTTATTAGATGTGATGGGGCGGATAATTATGAAAAAGGTAGAGGGTACTCAGCAACAGGTCTTTGCGTTTACGATGAGTTTAAAGATCATAACCCGAAATTTCACGAGGGTTTTGAACCTAACCTTGCGATTACCGATGCTCCGCTCATCTTCATTGGAACTCCTCCGTCTTCGGATGAGCAAGGATTCGATCGCTGGATCTCTGTTGCAGATGAAGTTGAATCTTCAGATATTGGGTTTTACATTAACCGCCCGTCTATGACCAATCCACACGTATCAAAGGAATATTTTGTACGGAAAGAAAAAGAACTAAGACTAATTGGAGAGTATTGGAGATTTCAAAAGGAATATCTTGCTCAAAGAGTCCGTGGCTCTGGTAGGTCAATATTTCCTATGCTTGATTCAAAAAAGCATACAACTGTACACCAAAATATAACAAATATGATTGGTATGACTCCAAAACATTTTGATTATTTTGCAGCGTTTGACCCAGGTTCAGCTAAGTGTTTTGCCGTGGTCTTTGGTTGTGTTAATAGATATAGCAAACAAATGTTTATATTAGACGAGATATATGCGACTAAAATGGAAGATGCTAGGGTAAATGCCATAGTCCCATTAGCTATGGAGAAAATGAGAGCGATTTATCCTATATTAGACGAGTGGCACTGTGTTTATGACTATGCAGCTACTTGGTTTATGAACGAAGTGCAAGCTCAATATTCAGAAGATATTAACGTATTTCCGTGTCAAAAAGACTTGAAGAATAAGGAAACTAAGCTATCCTTAATTAAAGATATGTTGGTGAAAGGATTTCTCATCTTATCAGATAAATGCAAAAAATTGTATTGGGAAATGGAAAAGTATTCCACGGATGAAAACGGAAGGATTCCAAAAGAAGATGACCATGCCATTGATGCTTTAAGGTATTTACTTAATGCGGCTAATTATCATCAAGTACCAGCAGATGCACCATTGCCAGAACAAGAAATTTATAAAGATATTAGAGCATTTAGATTAGATAATGACCCGACACTTAAGGAGGATGATATTTATGGAGACGTTAACACTGACTTTTTCCACAATTAGTTTTTTAGTTAGTTTGCCAGCATTGGTTGTTTCGCTTTATACTTTAGTTGAGCTAAAGGCGATGAAAAAAAGTACACACAAGGTAGAATATATGCCTGTTCCTGTACCTGATTTTACACCAAAGCAAGATAAAGAGTTTAAAGAGACGTTGAATCAAGATTTTATGGATTCATTTGTCGTATAGGAGTTTAAATGAGAACGTATTTAGATCTATTCGGTGAAAACTATGATATGTACGAAGAACATGAGAATAAACATCAGTTCTTCACCGTTGCAAACAAAGGTTACGACGATAAACTACAATGGTTAACGTCAGATATTAAAAACAAATTTAACACATCTACATCTCGCATTGAGATGTATAGGAAGTATGAAGCATTATTTAAAGGTGTTCATTACAAGTCTATGGATTACAGACGTAACGAAAATGATGATTCATACTCTGGTACAAAGCAACCAAGAATGGCAGTTAACTTTTGTAACGAGATGGTTGAAGCTAAAGTATCTCAAAGATCAAGAAGCAAGCCAGCTATTGCTGTATTGCCTAACAATGATGAGATTGATGATATCAATAACGCTAAAACTGTAAAAATGTTATTGGATAACAGAGCACAAGAAATTGATCTTGAAAAAATCTTTGCAGATGGCGATAGAATGAATTTTCTTAGAGGAGAGTCATTTACTTTTGTTACTTGGGATAAAGATGCAGGTCAAGTTCATCCTGAATACAACAAAGTTATCGGAATGGGGCAAAAAGTTCCTATGCTTGATAAAGATGGGAAACCTACAGGTGAATTTCACGAAATGCCGATTATGGTTGGTGATGTAAAGGTTGAGGTTTTAGGACCGGAAAGAGTGTTTCCTGAGCAAAATAAAACTAAATGGGATGATGTAAATCATATTACTGTCATGGATTGGATGCATATTGATGAACTAAAAGCATTGTATCCAGAACACGCAGATCAGATTAAAGAAACAGATGATTTCTTTTTCTATGATGCCTCTGACTATGGGATTAAAAAACGCAAGAATCACGTTGCTGTATTTACTTTTTTTCACAAGAAAACAAAGTTTATGCCAGAAGGGGCGATGATTAAGCATATTCAAGATGTAATTCTTGAAGATGGACCGCTTCCATACTCTCATGGAAAACTTCCATGCGTATTTGATACTGATATTGATGTACCAGACGAACTACATGGTCGTCCATTCCTGGTAAATATTGCTCAATTGCAGAATTTACATAATATGATGATGGCAAGTATCGCTAGAAACATTGCTGTATCATCTATGCCTAAGTGGGTAATGCCAAAGGGTGCAGTTCATAGAGACAAATTAAACAATGAATACGGAATCATTGAATTTTCTGGTCCAGTAGCACCGCAATTAGTGACTTATTCAGCAATGAATAAAGATCTATATGAAATGCCTGATAAAATTGAGAGATATATTGAAAAAGGATCATCAGTTTACGGTATTTCTCGTGGTGAGCCACCTAAAGGGATCAAAGCAGCAGTTGCTCTACAGTTTTTAGATGAACAAGAACTACAAAGAGAGTCAAGGGGTATGGCTAAACGTCAAAGACGTATTTTAGATACATACAAAATGATGATCTCTGTTATGGGTGACTATTATAAGCCAGAAGATGGTCGAATGATCCGTATTTTGGGCACTGACAACTCATATTTAATGAAGTCATTTGAAAAAGCTAATTTTAATTGTGCTTATGACGTAAGGTTACTTAATTCATCTGCACTTCCTGACTCAAAAGCAGGTAAAATTTCAGCTATTCTTGATTTAAACACAGCAACTCAAGCTGATCCTATGTTTGGTAAAGAAGAAATATCTCAAATGCTAGATTTAGCCAATGATGATCGATTTAAGGATCGTGCATCTGTATCTGTAAAGGCTGCTGAAACTGTTGTATGGAACATTTTAAACAGACTTCCAGTGCAAGAGCCACAAGAATGGGATGACTTTATTGTAATGTACCCTATTGTTCTTAAGTCGCTTCAAGAGCGTACATACAAAGAAACAGAACAAGACATTGTTCAAGGATTAAAGCAGTACCTAATGGTAATGGAAGGATTGATGTACAATAAATCATTAAAGTCTTCTGTATTTGCTATGCAATTACAAAGATTTTATATGTTCCCTGTATTATTTACAATCCCAGAAATTCCACCAATGGGAATGGGTATGCCAATGGCACAACCACAACAAGCACCTGCTCAAGGGGCGAATACACAGGCAGTAGCACAATCAATGGTTAAAAATCAAGGAGCACAATAATGAGCGTAGCACAAGTTATGGAAACAATGGCAACACAAGATGCAACTGAATCAATGGGTGCATCAGTAGGAAATACAGGTCAACCAGCAGGTTCATCTAATACAGGAAAACCTGTTGTATCAGGAATCGATGATATTTTTAATCTTTATGACCCATCAAACGAAGAGTCTGAAGCTGATAAAAATGGAATTGAATTTAAAGAAGATGATAAAAAAATTCCTGATGAATTAAATAATGAAAAACCTAAAGATGAAAAGAAAGACGAGCCAAAAGAAGAAGAGAAAAAAGAAGAAGGAAAAAAACCAGAAGTAGAGGCTAAAGAAGAATCTAAACAATCTAATCTCCCAGAAAGAGTTAAAGTCAAAGTAAATGGTAATGAAATTGAAGTTCCATTGCAAGACGTTATTAATTCATACTCAGGGCAACAAGAAATTCAAAGAAGATTTACTGAGTTTGATAAGCAAAAAAAGACATGGGAAAAAGAGTCGGCTCAAGATAAAGAATTTAGTCAGTATGTAAAAACTGAAATTGGTGACCTAAGAAATTCATTTGAATCTATTATTGGTCAATACCAAAAACATGGATTCATCGATAAAAATCCATTAGAAGCCATAAATCAACTACTTGACAAAATGGGAATAAATAGTAATATGTATGAGAGAGCTGTATTTGAGCATCAACTACCAGAATACGCCAAGTTTTTTAACATGACGGATATTGAGAGAGATGCTTATTTCACTCGAAAGGAAAACGATTACTTACGAAGAAAAGAGCAGGGCTTCACTGAACGAGATCAGCAAGTTAAACTCCGAGAGGAGAAACAGCGTCAAGATTTCGAACTCATAAAGAGTGCTGGCTTGGATGAAGTGGGTTATCAATCACTTTCGAATGAATTGCTTGAAGCAGGTCATAAGGATTTGACTGCTGATAAAGTTGTTGAGTATGCCAAGCAAAAACCAACACTTGAAAAAGTAGTTAAGGTATTTCAAGAGATTGGAGTTGATCCTACCCAGGATGGAAGGGCTAAAACAGTTTTCCAATTGTTCACAGACTTTCCAGATACAACAATCGATGAAGTATTAGATCATTTAGACCCGAATCGGGCAGCAATCAAATCAGCTAAGGTTCTTCAGGAAAAACAACCTAAGAACTACAAGGTTCCACCTCAAACCGATGAAGATGAGGAATTAACAGACTTATTGTCATATTTTAGGAGATAAAAAATGAGTTCATTTAGTTTAGTCACGGCTACAAACGTATTTAAAAGAAAATTTTGGAAAATGTCAGATGCAGTATTCAACGCATCTAACGTAACATGGTCACGAATCAACAAAAACAGCGATTTCGTAGGTAAAGATATGTTCGTATCTAACCCACTATCGTTCTCTGGTGGTGTTGGTTCTGGTGCTCTACCTACAGCTAACGTAGGGAAGTATGAAGGATCTATCATCAACGCAAAAAGAGTTTACGCTGTTGCTCAAGTAGAAAGAGAAGCTATTAAAGCTTCTGAGTCTTCTGAAGGTGCTTTCGTAAAAGCTATGCAAGAAACAGTTAAGAAAACTCTTGAGTCATTCATGAGAAACTGTTCTCGCCAACTTTTTGCTGATGGTTCTGGTGTTCTTGCTAAAGGTGCTGGAGCTTCAGCTTCAGCTGCTGTTTCTGGTGCTGGTACATCTGGTTCACCTTATGTAATCACTTTAACTTCATCTACTTTCTTTGATGCTAACCTTGAAGAAAGAGATTTAGTTCAAATTGGTACAGGCGCTGCTTCTGATAACTCAGGTGCTGCAATGGAAGCTACTTATCTTGAAATCGTAGCAGTTGATGTTAATGCTTTCACTGTATCACTTGTTGGTACATCTGCAAGACTTGCTGCTCTAGTTTCTGGTACAGCAAAATTTGCTACAACTGATATCATCGTTATGCAGAACTCTTACCAAAATGACCTTACAGGTCTTCGTGGTATTTCTAACCTTTCTCTTGCTGGTTCAGGTACTCTTTACAATGTACCTATTCAAAGAAGATGGTCAATGGTTGTTAAGGATAACTCTGCTGCTGCAATCACTGTTGATCTAATCAACCAGCAAATGCTTCAAATCGAAAGAGTTTCAGGTAAAGTACCTAACTTGATTGTTTGTGGATTCAAGCAATTCCAAAAATTACTTGCTCTACATGAAAACCAAAAGCGTTACAACCTATCTCCAAAAGATAGCAAGTATGCTGGTCAATTCTCATTCGATGGTCTTCAATTCATGTCAACTGCTGGTATCGTACCTGTTGTTTATGACCGTTTTGTTAAAGATGACGAAATTTGGTTACTAAACGATAACTACATCACAATCACTATGCGCCCAGGTGGAGCACAGTGGTTCGAAGAAGACGGTACTGTATTCCTAAGAGATACAGGGTCTGATAGCTATTCAGCGCGTTACGGATTGTATGGAGAAATTTATATTATCCCTACATTCCATGGACATATTAAAAATCTTGCTGTTTAATCAACAAGTTAACTGGGAGTCTTCGGACTCCCTTTTTTTATGAAAAAGACTAAATTTTCTAATAAATGCTCTGACTATATAGCTAACTTTGGTGGATCTTGGAGATTTATAATCTCGGCTGCCATATTTCTAGCTATCTGGATGATTTTTAATCTAAAGTCAACAAAACCGTTTGACCCACCACCATTTATAGGATTAAACTTAATATTATCTTGTGTAGCTGCTTTTCAAGCACCATTTATCCTTATGAGCCAGAATAGGCAATCAGAAAAGGATAGAAAACGAGATATTAAAGATTTAAATATTGATATTGAAACCAATATTAAGATTAAAGAAATAGAGAAAAAAATTGATGTTATTTTAAAGAAAATTGACTAAAATAAATATACATCACTAAGACGACCAAGGAGGATCAGAGGATGGGAACAGGAATTAAGGGTTTTAAATCCCAAAAAATGCTCAAAAGCAAATTAAAAGGTTACACAGACGATCAATCGATCGATCCAGAACGCTATGTAACAATTCAAGAAATTCCAGGTGACAGATATGCAGCAGATGTAATGATCCATGGTGCATATAAAGTTAATTTACTTGGTGTTTTAACTGTTGCTGCAGGTTCAAACGTAAGAGTAATTAAGTGTACAGCCCATGGCGCTCAAAAAGGTGACTTCGTTAAATTTGTTAGCGACGCTACAGAGGTGCAAGTTCTATCTGCACCTGATGCTAATACAATTATTCTAGCTACAGAATTATCATTTGATCCAACAGGGCTAACATTTGATGTATTAAGAGGTGTTACGCCATCTTATAATAAAGATGGATCAATGAACGTATTGTCAGCTCAAGGACCGGTTCAATATCGTGATGCAAGCACAGGTCTTCCACAGGAAACAACTTTAGACCCATCTACACCTTCTAGCAATAGACCACTACCAACCGGTCTAATGATCAAAAAAGA